GATTGCTGCAATGCAATCAGCCAAGATCATACGCCCATCCGTGTCGCGCAGGTTAGCGCCAAGGTCAGCGCAAAATTCCTGCCAGAGGTTGGTGTAGGTGCCGTTTGTACGGCCACTGGCCGTATACAGCGCATCCATGAACCGGGCGCGGTTGAGGTCAAGCTCGTGTTGTTTCATTTGATGATGTTGTAGAGGTTTCGGCATTCCTGCCAGGCTATCGAATTGTGGTGCAATTGGTCCATGCGGACACGAATCAAAGCCTTGACGTGTTCCCGCTCATGCTCGCGGCCAGCCTTAAACAGGCCAGAATCGCTTACTAGTGCTTGTAGACGCTGAAGAGGTTCAATCATTGGATGCTTTGGTAAAGATGTTGCATTCGCCAGCAAAATAAAGATTTTGTGCTGACTCAGGAAAATCAAGGGAACATTTACCCTTTAACCACAAAACACAACATTCACAAGAATGTTTGGCAAAAGAATTTCGCCGAGGAATTTCGGGAAATAATTTTTTGTGGCCAATGCCAAAACGTATTTGCTCAACAGTTTGACGTGAAATGCCATACCGCTGGGCCATGGCTTTGTGGCTGTCAGGCGACAGCAAAATGTCACGTACCGCTTCTGGCGGAACCTTAGTCATCGGTTGCAACCCACTCCATTTGGCTGAGATATGGCAACCACTCTTCAGTGGTTGATTCCTTGGCCTCAAGCAGGGTAGGTGCTTGGACAAACTCAAAAACGTATGCTTCTGGAATGCGGAAGTAATAAGTGTTCATGGGATTCAATGATGCGGATGTCGAACCGCTTGCGCATCCTACACCAAAGAAGGCATGATGGCGGCAACTTGCCACGTGAAAAGTGGAGCAGTTCGGACAATGGATGATCCCCAGGGTGGCGACCGAAGACCAGCTCAAAATTGAGGTAATGGCCCGGCGTCTTGAGATCACCCAAAACGTCGGACCACTTGCAGCGTCGCTTTACCGCTCATGGAACCTACAACAGGCATTGCTCCAGCAGGCAACCAATGAGATCGCCCGGCTGGAACTGTTACTGATGAAGCCTTAGAACAGGTCAGCCTCACTGAACTCGACCACGGTGCCGCCTGTGGCCTTGGCCAAGCTGTCAGCAGCTTCAGCGGTAGCCATCTTCTCCTCAATCGCTTTCATGGTCTTGTAATCAGGCTCAAAGGCAAGGCTCAGGTAGTTCTGACCGCTTGCAGCCTGCTTGGTCCAGCCGCTGATCTTGATAGGGATCTCGCCCCGATCATTGGCGCCGGCATTCATCACATAGGACGCAAACGCCATGCGGTCCTCTTCCTTGATGCTGAACACGCCATCAAACGCCGGGTAGTTACGGCTGGGGTCGTAGCGATCCTTAAACCGTTCTTTAAGTTTTTCGGGTGTGTTTTTGAACAGTGCGCCGTTGGCTTTGAAAGTCATTGGTTGTCAGGTGTGATTGTGTTGGCCTTTTCGTATAGCTCTACCTCGGCCAGGGGATAGAGCACGCGACCGTTGATCTTGGTAAACGCAGGTCCAGTGTTGCTGGACCGCCACCTAATCAACGTCTGGCGGTGGAGGTGCCACCGCTCAGCCAGTTGCAAATCGGTAAGAAATTCAGAAGAGGTCATCAGGCTCAGTTTCAATAACTGGTGCAGACTGTACCTTGGCGTTGAGTTCGTCAACGTCGGCAGAAACCTTGACGGTTTGCACGTCGATCACCTCTTCCTGGGTCTGTAGACCAACCAGTAGATCGCCGGCAAAAAGACGGCCCCAAAAAGCGGCGCTTCTATACCTGATCATCAGCTCTGGCATGGTCAACCATTTGCTGCCAGCCTTGGTGGCCCAACCTTCTTTCTTGGCCATAGCCATCGTGATGGTCGGCCCCTTCAACTCTTGGTTGGTCTTGATGTCCGTGGCAACTGCATAGCAGGCAAGGCTGTCGCCACTGCCGCTGATCTCAAATCGCAACGGTGTAAAGCGGCCGCAGCCGTTGACCATGGCAATGATAAAAGCGCTGCTCCAGCTGGGGCGGCCATGGATGATGTGCAAATGCTGCATACACAAGAAAGGCGAGATGCCCATCCGGTTGGCGATCTCAAGCGCTACCAAGCAATTGGCAAAACCTTGCTGGCCTTGAAACTGGGGTGGGATCAGTGTTGAACTTGCCAAAGCCTTGGCAATGCGTTGGGCGTCTTCAAAGGCTTGGATGCCTGAGAAGACTGAGTTGCTGGTCGTTGTTGTCAAGGCAGTTGATTCAGTCATTATTATTTCCAGTAAAGGTGACGAGGGTGATTAGCATCTTGGTACCATGGAGCGTCCTTCCATTTACCAATAAGTCCGCTAATTTGTGAATCAATTCTTATCATGCCATTAGGCAGCAAACTTAAATCTTCGTCTAATGGTAGAATTATTTTGCGAACGCAATGAGCAATTCCTTGCATTCTAAATGGTTCATAGTTAATTTCTGTTTTAAGATAATCTATGTTGGAAGCAATAATTGCTTTTAGTTGTGCATATGAATGATAATTTGGTATTGGAACAATTTTCTTTTCTTTTTTATAAGAAAGAATGCCTTTTTTAATTTTTGCATCAACTTTTGATTCAATAAGTTTTGTAATATAGTCAAATTGTTCCTGTGTAAAGTTTGGAAAATCCATTGTCAGTAAGTCTCAATTTGGGTAAAAGTGGGTAATGTTCCATCAGCCTTAGGACGCATCCATGGTGGAAGGTTGATGACCTCCACCTGGTCGCTGTACCCAGGCCAATAATCGGCAGCCTTACATATGTTGAGTTTGTCCAAATCTGCGCGAGCAGTCTGGCCGCCGATCTCAACCATCTGTGGGTCTGCAACGTACACCGCGCAGGCATACGGTGGCTTCTTTTCAACGGCAATAAAAATGAATTGCTCTGGGCGTTTGCCCGTTGCTTTTTCAATGCCGTCCAAATACCACGCAGCTTGAACGTGGTAACGCCATTTGGCGATCGACTGCTGGAATGCCTTGGGACTGGCATCTTCGGTGGTCTTGAGATCCACAATCATGCTGCTGTCATCCAGCAGCCAATCGGGGCGGCACTTGCATTGCAGGCCGCTGATCTCGTCATGCCACATGTGCGTCGTCTCTGCCTTACCGGGTAAGCCAAGCAAATAGGCCGCAGCAGGGTGGCTGAGCACTGATCGCCCAATGCGCATCACAAGGTCTGCATCCTCGCGGCTGATAACCGTGCGGGTGCCAATGGCCGTCTGGAATACCTCCCATTCAGCCTTGCCAACCTTGGTGCGGCGATCCATACCGGCGGGTGCCACAACATATTGTGAGTCCCATTGGTCCAGTTCTAAGACATGTGTGTGCACAGCAGATCCAATGGCCATGGCAGCAGTAGGCTCCTGCGGCACACGGTTTGGATCCAAGTAGCGTGCCCAATAATGCAGCGGACTTTTGGCCACCAAGTCAAGGTGGCTTTTGCTGATGGCTGCGTGGGCGTGGTAGGCCGCGTTGTCCATGGCGGGTTGCGGAAGACCTGCTGATCCTATACCATCGGCTCACCCATTGCAACCTCATGCAACTCACCCATCAAGATTTGTACATTCCGGCTCAGGCTGGAATCCTTCGCCAAATCAGCGCTATTGCCAAAAACCGCCAAGAACCACATGGTTCGCCTACTACGGATTTTTGGGGCATTAATATTGAGGCCTGCATTGCTGAATACTTGGTTTCGCAGGTGCTAGACCTTTCTTGGAAACCATTTGTAAGTAATCCTGGAGAACTTATTGCAGATGTTGGGCATTGCATTCAGGTGAGGCACACTCCAACCTTAAACGGTCATTTAATTATTTACCCAAAAGATCCTGCTGATCAAGATTATGTACTTGTGGTCGGCAGAATGATTAACCAACGAATTGCGGGTTGGTTGCCAGCTTGCGAAGGAAAACTTGAAAAATATTGGAATACCAATTGCCGTACACATTGTTTTTGGATTCCTCAATCTGCCTTGCGACCCATTACGGAATTAATTAAATGACTCAGCTTAGGCTTTATCAACAGGAGGCGGCCTACAGCCTCGTTGCCATCCTCAAGCATGAACGCATCGCCTACCTTCGCGGCGAAGTGCGCACTGGCAAAACCTTTACAGCACTTGAAACCGCACGCCGACTTGGCGTCCGCTCTTGCCTCATCGTCACCAAGAAAAAAGCCATTGCTTCCATCGAAGCCGATCGAGATGCCCTTGGTCTTGACGGCACCGTTGAGGTCACCAACTACGAACAGCTACCCAAACGGATTGGCCGCCACTACGACCTCCTGATCGTGGACGAAGCGCACGGCATTGGAGCATATCCAAAGCCATCAAAACGTTGGTACGACCTGCAGGGCATTCATTTCAAATACTTGCTCTTGATGTCTGGCACCCCATCGCCGGAGTCCTACAGCCAGCTGTACCACCAATTTGTCTTGGGCCCCACGCCATGGTCCAAGTACCGCAATTTTTACGATTGGGCCAAATCCGGGTACGTCAACATCGGCACCAAATACGTCGGCACCGGCCAGCAGGTCAACGACTACAGCAAAGCCGACGAGGCTCGCATCCTTGCTGACATCAAGCACCTGA